ATGATTAAAAAGTAACTATTAAAAACAAAAAAACAAAACCCATTTGTAAATAAATGGGTTTTTTTATTCACAGATGATATTTATAGTAAACTGTTTATATTTACATCGGAATTTAACATGAATAAGAAAAAAAATTCTTTAAAGTATCTTGTAAATGAAGTGTTTTCTGAAAAAACTGTATCAAAAAGATTTAATTATATCAATATGGGCGCGGTGTCTTTGGATGAAACTGCATTATCTGCATTGATACAATCAAAAGTTTTTACAGTAAACGAACAAACCGCATTACGAGTATTATTTTCAAAAACAAAAACAAATTCATTGACAGAAAATAGTGTAAAACTATTAGACGAAAATGTAAGAATTATTTCAAATTCTACTGAAATAGATATTCATTTGAAAGAAGGATTTTTTGGGGATATATGGGATGGTCTTAAAAATCTCGGTGACAAGGCAAAAGAAGCAATCACTGGTGGTTGGAGTAAATTAAAAGCAATTTGGTCAGAGTTTAAAGAGTTAGTTCAAGAAGTAATAAATTCTGCAAAAAATGGATTATTAAAAATATGTAATATGGCTAAAACTTCAACTGCTGCAGATGCTGAAAATATGGTTAAGGATTTAGTTTCAAAAGGTAAATTAAAATGGGATGATGACTTAAAAACAGAGGTAAAACAATTAAAAGATTCCTCTGGTTATTGGGTAAATGATTGGTATAATGAATGGGTAGTGAAACCATTTTGGGAAAAAGATGTATTAGCGGGAAAAGGAACAGTTGATGAAGAACCAAAAATAGATTCAAAAGAAGCTGAACAAGGTTTAACCGCTATACCTGCAATGGAAAATTTAATTCATAAAAGAAATTCATTATTATCCGATTACAGAGTTGTAAACGAATTACTAAAAAGAAATTCACTAAAAGAAGCACATTCGGTAGAACACCTTGAGGATGCTATAAAAAATCCTGCATTAAGAAAAGTTGTTCATTATGCTATTGAATTAATACAATGGGCATTTATTCCCTTTGCTAAACTTGGTCAAGTAGTTGGAAAATGGGCTGGACCAAAATTCTTATCCATGTTTTCAAATGCAACTAAAACAATAGGTGGACCTGGAGTATATGCATTTGAATTACTTGGAACAATATTTGGTGAATTATTGGAAGTATTATTGAAGAAACTTGGACAAAAGTTTGCAACAGGAATAATAAAAGATATTATGTTTCCTGGATACGGATTGTCAGAAAATGTAGTTTCATTTATACAGAATGCTCTTTTAATATGGACAGTAGCAAACATATGTATAAATTTAGTAGATAGTGTAGAAAAAGTAAAGACAGAATCATATACACCAAATGGTAAATTCAAAATAAAAGACGGTAATTTGCTTTATATTAACAATTAATTTCCTAAAATAAATTTGAATAAGGGTGGCAAATGTCACCCTTTTTTATTTTCACTTTGCTATTTATTACAAATGGAAACTCAAATTCAATATATTGACATTATTTCTTTGGCGGTATCAAGTATGGCCACACTTCTCGGTGTTTTCCTATCTTGGTTCCTCAAATATAAATACGGTGAATACAAACAAAAAAGAATTGACCGAGAGATTTCTCATTCCAAACTTATCCAAACCATATTAGACCAACTGTTAGAAGAATATAATTGTCAGCGTGCATTTATTCTTCAAAGACATAACGGTGGTAAATACAAAACAGGCAAATCTATGACCAAACTCTCAACCTCATTCGAGTCACTCGAAGAAGGGGTTAGCACGGAGTTTAAGCAATACCAAAACTTACCGATGTCTCTTTACTCAAACTTCGTTGAAGATGTAGTAAATCATAAGGCGGTATACCCTGTTGTAGATAATATAGAGGACTTAATTACAAAAGCATTTTTTTCACAGAGAGGGTCTAAATCAGCAGTGGTTTATCCGATACGAAAAGGATCGGAATTTATCGCTATTGTAGGTTTTGAATGGACCCATAAAGTTGAGAAATTGGATAACATATTTTCCAAAATCGAAGCTGACGTAAAATCAATGGGAGACACCCTTTCTAAATTATTATAGGAGCCATTATGAGTTCTGAACATAACGAGGAAACCAACAACAATGAAAATTTGTTGAGTGAAGAAGAAATTTCAAGTCTTAATGCGTCGGGTATAAAAAAAGGAAGAAAAACAATTAAAAATAAAATACAATTTCAACTTACTCTGAATGAGGAACAAAAGAGAATAAAGGCGGATGCTCTTCGTGATGATATTTCAGTATTTGTTGGAAAAGCCGGTTCGGGTAAAACACTTTTGGCAACTCAAATTGCCCTTGAATGTTTTTTCTATCGTGAGGTAGAAAGGATAATAATTACAAGACCAACTGTATCAAACGAAGATTTAGGATTTCTACCGGGTAACATAAAAGAAAAAATGGATCCTTGGGTGTCTCCTATCCAAGCAAATATGCATATGTTATATCATAAAGAAAAAATTGAAAAGTTAATGGCGGAAGATAAGATAGAAATTGCTCCTATAAGTTTTCTCCGTGGTAGAACATTTGTCAATTCTTGTGTGATAGTTGATGAATCACAGAATGTAACAAAGGCACAAATGGAAATGATATTATCTCGTCTTGGTATCAATTCAAAAATGATGCTAACAGGTGATATATCACAGATAGATTTGAAACAGAAAAAAGATTCTGGTCTTCCATATTTATTTAATATGAAGGACAAAATAAATGGATTGGGGGTTTATGAATTAAAAACTAACCACCGTCATCCTATTGTTGATGATATATTGAAGTATTTTGAAGAAAACAAATCCGAGAAGTAAATGACCGAAATTCCTATTTGGCCTGGTAGTTCAAGTTTTGCAACTGGTAGCACACCGTTTGGAACATTTGATTCTGATGCAGACTTTCAAACAGATGCAGATGCTTTTGCCGATTGGTGTGCTAAAAGATTGGGCTATCCTATTGTTGATGTTGAATTACAAGCAGTAAATTTTTACACTTGTCTTGAAGAAGCAGTGTATGAGTATTCATATCATGTGAATCAATTTAACATACAACAAAATCTTTTAAGTTTAATGGGATCATCAACCAGTAATAATTTAACACAAAGAAATATATCAACCAACATGGGTGGGTTGGTTCAACTTGCAACAGAATATGGATCTGAAACATTTACAAATGGTAATGTTAAATTCTATTCGTCATCTATTGATATAACAATTGGTAAACAAAGATATGATTTAGATAAACTCATTCGTGATGTAAAGGTTCCATCTGGTTCAATAGAAATTAAAAAGGTTCATCACTATGGACCGCCAGCATCAATTCGTTTTTATGATCCATATTTGGGTAATCAGGCAATGCTTGATACTTTTGGATTTGGTGCATATTCAACCGGTGTATCATTTATGTTAATGCCAATGTATGCAGATTTATTGCGTATTCAGGCAATAGAATTTAATGATTTGATGCGTAAGTCTGCATTCACATTTGAGCTGATTAATAATGAACTTCGTATGTTTCCAATTCCAACAAAAGATTTTAAACTTTGGATAGAATACATTGTAAAGGAAGAAAGAAGTAATCCATTGAAATATCCAAACGGACAAGTTTCTGATATGTCAAATGCTCCATATGATTTTATGGCATATTCGAGTATAAATTCTCCTGGAAAAACATGGATATATTCATTTGGTTTGGCGTTGGCAAAGGAAATGTTGGGGTATATTCGTGGAAAGTATGGTAGTATACCGATACCAAATGGTGAAACAACGCTAAATGCTGCAGATTTGTTAGGAGCTGCTGGAACTGAAAAACAGGCATTAGTTGATCAATTGAGAACAATGTTAGATACAATGACTCGTTCAAAATTATTAGAAGCAAAAAGATTAGAAACAGAGGCATTAGGTGCAAGTCTTAATGGAACTCCTTTAGCAATTTACATAGGATAATAGAATGCCATTATTTCACGGACAGAGAGATGCAGGTCTTGTTCATAAATTTAATATGGAATTGATTAATGATATAATTGACACCGAAGTTGCAGTGTATAAATTATCTATTGAAAATACAAAAACAAACATATACAATGAATCTGATAAAAAAACATATTATAGTCCAATAAAAGTTCCTGCACTCATAGATTATCAACCACAAACATATGAAGGGACAGAATTTGGACAAGATTATCAACAAGCTGCAAATTTTGCTTTTATACGAGAATATTTAAAACAAGTTGATATTTTTATTGAAGTTGGGGATGTTATAGAGTATAATGGTGATTATTGGGAAATCGATTCAATTCAAGAAAACCAATTTTTTGGTGGTAAAAATCCAGATTACTCTTTTGCTACAGAAAAATGGGGTCACAATGTTTCTATAATTGCAAATACACACTTAACCAGAAGGTCGAGAATTAACATAGAAGAATTTAGATCTAACATAGAATTAAATGTAAATGACATACCGAGTAACATATAATGAATAACTCCAGTAAATATAGAAAACCACCACTCCGTAGAACACGTGACAGTTTTATTGATGATAGAAATTCTATACAAAATCCTAGAATAGATTTGGGGGATGCAAGACATACCCAAATTAGAAGGGATAAGGATAAAACTAGAACACTTGGTATAACATTGTATGATATAGATTTTGCAATAAAATCTTTTATAGATAATACGATACAATTAAAAGTAGAAGATGGCATAGATTTAATACAAGTTCCAACAATATATGCAAATTCTGAAAAATGGGCATCAATACAAAAAGATGGATTTTTGAAAGATAAAAAGGGAAAAACTATGGTTCCACTTTTATCTTTTCGTAGATCTAATGTTGCAATAAAATCTGAAATGAGACGTAATAAAGTAGCAACAACAAATCAGATTGCTTACATAATGAAACAAAAATACAATACTACAAATCCATATGATAAATTTAGTTTATTATATGATAAAGGTAAATCTAATGAATATTT